CATTTGGATTCTGCCAGAAAATGCTGATGCTCATGATACTGTATATGGTTTTGCTACCGGCGCAGGCGATGCTACTCAACCTATACCCTACAACAGCGACGGCAGCGTTGACTATACCACTCTTAACAATAACATATTTGGCAACATTGGACAGATAGTTACCCCGACACCGCCAGCTAATACGACTAGCACACAAAGCACCAGCACCAATACAACACCAAAGGCAACATTGGGAGATGTCACTACCAATGAAGATGGTAGCTTGACCTATCTACACATAACATTTCCTCCTGGCAATCAAAGCACGCTGAGTAACGCCAGCACCATAGTTGGCACTCTTCAGAATCCTACTACCAATACGCCAATAACTGTCACCAATAACAACACCACACAAGCCGGTGTCATAATGATGAATGCTCACCTCGACATGCATCTTACCAGTGACAGAGACATGTACCTACAGAGCACAGGTCTCATGTCGCGCACTGCTCAAACCAACATGTTTGATTATGCCTATGGCAGCTATGACATAGCAGTTGGTGGTTACCTCACCATGCAGAGCAATGGACTGTTGAGCATAGGTACCAGCAACAACATTGCCATGGGTGCTAGTCGAATTGATCTAAATGGTCCAGCTCCCAGCGCAGCCAAGGCTGGTCCACCTGCTCTGACACCAATAGATACCCAACAGAAAGACACTGTGGTAACAGCCCCAGGGCAGCTTACTTTCACTCTGTTGAATACCATAACGAGCCAGTTACCAGCACACGAACCTTTTTCTGGACATGCTGCTACAGCGCAAGGATTCAACGGACACGTAGAAACAGGCAGCAGCACGGATCCTTACACCGGGCAACCCTTGCTGCCTGGGCAGGTATTGGGAACTCAGAGCAAACCATTGGATCTCAAAGGCACTCCAAACAGCAGCAGCCCACCAGGCAACTATAGCGGGCAAGGTTACAGTAGCAACGGCCAACCTCAATATAGCTATAATGGTCCTGCTACTGATCAACAACCTGCGGGTAGTTTTAGAACCAGCCAAGCTGGTGCAGAATTCATAGCCAAGTTTGAGGGCAAGAAATCTCAGGTTTATCTCGACAGCGCAGGATTACCTACCATTGGAATAGGCCATTTGTTGTTACCAGATGAAAAGGCTGGCAATTACGTGACCATCAACGGTAACAAGCGCATGCTGACCAGTCCGTTGAGCGAGGCTGAGATATTTGACCTATTCAAACAGGATCTAGCACCTAAAGAAGCCAAGGTACAGAAGAGCGTAACTGTCAATATCAGCCAGACGCAGTTTGACATGTTGGTCAGCTTTACCTACAACATCGGTAACTGCCAATCCATTGCTGCCATACTAAATTCAGGCAGCTTTGATGTTACTGAGAAATGGATGAGCTATTGCCATGCTGCTGGCAAGGTCATACCCGGACTACAGAATCGTCGACGCGCAGAATGCACTAATTTCTGCGGAGGCAATCCGATAAACAGCGGCGGCGTGTAAGCAGTGCCTTAAAAATACCACGGTCAAATTATGGCTAAATATCGGGATACTCAGAGGTACTACCCGAACTCATGGCCATCATAGCTCCCACTAAAGTCTTCTACGGATTCAGCACTCTAGACACCAATGCTAAGAATCAAGCATTCGCAGATGTTCCGTTGATACAGCGTGATCTATACAATCATTTCAACACCTTGCCAGGTGAACGAGTGATGATGCCTACCTATGGTTGTACCATCTGGGATATGTTGTTTGAACCATTTGATGATGCACTGGTACAGGCTGTGATCGCCGAAGCTACCCGCATAGTACAGAGCGATTCGAGAGTAGTACTGCAGAGCATAGTTGTTAATCAGATAAACCAAGGCTTGTTGGTGCAGATGCAGCTTTTTTATCAACCTTACGGAGTGATAGATTCATTTAGTGTCCAATTCGACCAAGATGCGGTAAACTTAGATATGATTTCGTGATGAGAGGATGAGATGGCAGTAAGTCAACAACAACGTCAGAAGCAGCTGTTCGCAGCGGAAGACTGGCAGGTCATCTATCAGGCCTTTACCCAGGTAAACTTCAACGCCTATGACTTCCCGACCATTCGCACTGCGATGGTTGAATACATACGCCTGAATTATCCAGAAGACTTCAACGATTGGACTGAAAGCAGCGAATTTGTAGCTATCATTGATCTTTTGGCCTACCTCGGTCAAAGCTTGGCGTTCAGGATGGATCTCAATACTCGTGAGAACTTCCTCGATACTGCTCAACGACGCGACAGCATATTCCGCTTGGCTCGCATGCTGAACTATCAGCCACAGCGCAGCATACCCAGCGCAGGCATACTCAAGGTATCGCAGATAGTAAGCAACCAAGACATCTATGATGCCAATGGCCTAAATCTCAAAAACACGCCGATAAATTGGAATGACCCAAACAATCCAGATTGGCAAGAACAATTCACTCTGGTACTGAACGCATCGCTGAACAGCACCAATTACTTTGGTAATCCTGCCAAGAGTGGAGTGGTTAACAACATACCAACTGATCTATACGCACTTAACAACACAGCTATCCCAACCAGCGTGGTGCCCTTCGTTGCTGTCGTGGGCGGCAACAGCATGAACTTTGAACTGGCAAATCCTGATTTCAATGGCGCAACCGGCGGCAATGCAACAGTTCTTGGTACGACTGGTTATTTCTTCGAGCGCGATCCGAATCCGATCAACAGTTGGTACATCATATATCAGAATGATGGCAACGGTTATGACAGTGCTAACACTGGCTTCTTTCTTTTCTTCAAGCAAGGAACCATGGGATTCAGTGATTATCAGCTGGATCTGCCAATTGCCAATCGCGTCATAGATGTTAATGTCAGCGGGATAAATCAAACTGACGTTTGGGTACAAAACATCAACACTGTTGGATTGGTAACAGCAAACTGGACGCCTGTACCTAATGTCAATGGTTTCAATGTTATCTACAACAGTGTCAATAATAACATCAGGAACATATACAGTGTTATCACCAGAGATTTCAATGGTGCTGATCAGATAAGCTTGCGATTTGCCGATGGTAACTTTGGTACTGTGCCAGTTGGATTGCTGCGTGTATGGTACCGAGTTAGCAACGGTCTGCAGTATCAGATACGTCCAACAGATCTAACCAACCTCAAGTTCAACTTCAGTTACAACGACAATCTGTTCAACACTTATAGTGTGGCATTCAATACCAATCTACAGTACACGGTAGCCAACAGCCAAACAACGCAGACTAATCAGCAGATACAGCTGGCAGCTGAACAGGTGTATTACACGCAAGACCGCATGGTCAACGGTGAGGATTATAATCTATTCCCGCTACAGAGCAGCCAAGCACTTAAAGTCAAGGCCCTGAATCGTACCTACAGTGGACAGAGCCGTTATCTGGATATCAACGATCCAACCGGTACATATCAGAACATAAACGTGTTTGCTACAGACGGTATCCTCTATGAGGAATATGATCTAAATGCGCAAGAGGTGGTTATCAGCATAGGTACCCCTAACGCAGTGTATGTTATAGACAACATTCAGCCAATGATTGACGGCTCCAATAACAGCACATTTGCCAGCGACGCTTTGGAACTACAGAATTTCTTTTACAAGAACTATCCACGTTTCACGGCCACCGCAGCTTATTGGAATCTAGTCACTGCTAACACTGGGAGCAGCACAGGATCTATCAACGTCGGAGGCGCCGCACAGCGTCTTGGACAGGATGCTGCTGCTGGTAGCGGAGAAGCCTATATCGCAGCAGGAAGCCTGTTGAAGTTCACCAGCCCTGGCAATGTTACGACTTGGACAAGCGTGATAAGCGTAGTAGGTGACGGAACTGGCATCAGCAATTCGGGTATACTCAGCACAGGACTAGGTGCTGTTACTCTCAGCAGCGTGATACCAAACCTCAGCACATTGGTGAGCATCTGCGCTCCTTGGGAAACAACCTTAACCAGCGACGAACAGACTGCTATCGCCAATGCTATGAATTATAAGCAGACATTTGGCATAGGTTATTCTCCTCTGTATCAAACATGGTACGTGATTACCAATCCTAATCTCAGCACAGGTCAAGGTTTTAGCCTACAGAACGCCCAAGATACAACAGGTACTAATTCGGACAGCAGTTGGCTTATCAAGGTTATCTATAATACCAACAGCTGGATCATCCAAACCAGGGCACAGAGATACGTTTTTGAAAGCGTTGACGAAGTGCGATTCTATTTCAGCAACAGCGAAAAGACCATTGATTCTAGCACAGGCAAGGTGCTATATGATACAGTCAGCGTTCTCGGTGTAAACCCAGCTCCGCTTCCGCCTGCTCCGGCACCGGCGCTCGGACAAGATTACCTATGGCAGATATACGGTCAAGAGATATATCCAGATGGATATGCTGACCCAGCCAGCGTGAGAGTAACGTTCTGGAGCACCCAAGACGTTCCGCTTCCAGACAATCCAGATGAATTCGTCACCATAGTAAATCCAGACATAACACCGCCAACCAAATATGTCTTCTGGGTTAGATATACCAGCAGCGAAGGTTATCAGTATTATCAACCTATCGATATACCAAGCAATAGAATCTACAGCACTCCTAGTGCTGTTCCATATCCGCCAAACGGCAGTTGGATCGAAGGCGAGCTTGCCTATGTCATATCAACCGGACAATTTCTACAGTATAGCAATGGGTCACTGATTGATGTGACCAGCGATTACAAGGTACGTATTGGACGTAATAATATCAGTTATCTATGGCAACATTATGCTGCCTATGACCAGCGCATCAATCCCGCTATCATGAACATAATAGATATCTATATCCTGACAACCAGCTATGACACTGCGCTAAGGAATTGGATAGCTATAGGAGGCAGTGCGGACACAGAACCGTTGCCGCCTACCATAAGTGATCTAAACAGCACCTTTGCTTATTTTGAACAATATAAGATGATGACTGATCAGATAGTGTGGCATCCTGTTACCTATCAATTGCTTTTTGGTGCTCAAGCAGACCCAGAATATCAAGTTATATTCAAGGTGGTCAAGGTACCTGGTACCAGCTACAGTGATAACGAAGTCAAGAGCATGGTCAAGGATCAGATAGATACCTATTTCAATCTAGCTAACTGGGACTTTGGTCAAAACTTCTATTTTACGGAAATGTCTACTTTCATACAGATGAACCTAGCTACTATCGTGGCTACCATAGTCATGGTACCTACCAGTGGTTCGGCCAAGTTTGGTGATTTGTTTGAGATAATAGCCAATCCTGATGAGATATTCATCAGTTGCGCTACGGTGCAGAACATAGTGATAGTAAGCAGCCTCACCGAGGCTCAGCTGGGGATAAACAATGGTTGATAAGCGCAGGGTAATTACCCTTCTACCTGGAGTTAATCAGACGGAGACTTTGACCAAGTTCTTCGCGGCCACGGTAGATCACATGTTCCAACCAGAGAGCGTGGAATTTCTAAGTGGTTACATAGGTACCAAGCCTGTGTATTTCAATCCTCAAACTGATTACTATGTTGGCGAGCCTACCAAGAGCCGTACTGATTATCAGCTACCAGTAACTGCTATTAGCAAGAATACCTACAGCGGTGCTACAACCAACATCATGTTTTATCATGATTATGTAAACAATCTACAGTTCCAAGGTGCAGTTACTGCTAACCAAAGTAGACTTTTTGAACAGGAATACTACAGCTGGTCACCTCCTATCGACCTAGATAAGTTGATCAACTATACCAAGTATTACTGGGTTCCAAATGGTCCAGATCCGATACTGTTGTTGTCAGCGACTAACCTTCTCGTTGACGCTGTTGGACAGCAGCAATATACCTATAATGGCGTTTATCAGCTGACCAGTTCTGGACAGATATTCACTGGTACTTTGGTCTTTAGCACTGGACTGGTTGTAACTGCCACTAGAGATGCGTCAAACTCTATCAATAACGTTCCGTATATCGTCAACAACGTTGGTAGAGAGATCCAGCTGCTGACATTATCTGGATATAATGATCCAAACTGGGACGATCGGGGCTGGGATACAGAAGCCTGGGGCGGAGATGATACTATCTATCTCAAGGATTATCTAACCTTAGCGAGATGCCCAAATCCCAGCAATCAGTGGAGTGCCAACAACAGATGGTTCCATATCGATGTTTTGACACTGAGCGGCACCATAGGTACTACCATTTACCAGAGCCGAGCTGAGAGACCTATAATCGAGTTTCAAGCCGGAATACAGCTCTACAACAGCGGTTTCAGAGGCCGTCCTAATGTAACGTTTGTGTTAGGAGACGTGCCGGATGTGTTTGCTAGCATAGTTGGTCAAAGCAGTTACTATATCAATGGAGTAGCTTTACAAGATGGTCAAACCATCTTGGTCACAGGTGATACAGACCCGCTGGTTAACAACAGGGTTTACCTAGTAGGTGGCTTATCCACGCTAGGGGTGATAACGCTTACAGAAGTTGGCGGCCCTCCGATACTTGGTGATAGCATACTGGTGTTGTTTGGTACGTTGGCAGTTGATAACATCAGTTACACTGGCAAAGTTCAATATTGGTACAATGGTACCAGTTGGATTAGATCTCAGCAGAAAGTCCAATATGCTGCACCATTGTTCAATCTGTACGATTATGATGGCAACTATCTAGCCGATCCAAGCGTGTATCCTGGCAGCAATTTTGCTGGAAATGCTATCTTTACATATGCCACAGATATCTACGCCAGCATAGATTCAGAGCTAGGTTTACAACCTCAGCTGGATCAGTTTGGCGACTATGTGTTCAATAACACAATAGTCACTGAGACCTACATCTATCAATACAACGCAGCTACCACTGCTGCTATAGAAGGTTTTGCCTATTACCTAGACAACAGCACACCAACGCCTACATTTAATAATGAATGGTATAAATCACCTGAGCCAAGCAGGCAGTATATCGTCAACGATTTCACGGTGTATCAAACCACCTACAGTTTCACGATTGATCAGGTACCTGATCCAAACCCTGGATTTTTGCCAAGCATATATGTCACATTGATATCTGATCAGTCTGGTACGCTGCTGACAAACGGCGTTGACTATACTGTCTCGGCAAACATTGTAACGCTCGCAGTACCCGCTACGCCAGGACAACGTGTATCAATACGCAGCTGGAGCAGAGGTGCGCCTATACATTTGACAGGCTATTATGAATTACCACCTAATCTCACTGCCAACGCTAACAACGAAGAGATAACCACTGTAAGCCAAAGCCAATTTGCCCAACAGTTTGAAACAATAATACTCAACCAACCGGGTTTGATTGGTTCACCTTTGGGCAATAACAATTACAGAGATACTCCGCAAATACTTGGACTAGGGCTTTACATTCTGCAGCATAAGGCTCCGTTGACCAAGGCAATGATACTGAGCAGTGGTAATATCACCGTCGGCATCAACACGGTAATGAACAATACCGAGCCAATGCAGGCCATGCAGTATGCGCAGAATCAGTATACCAGATTTTATAATAGGTTCATCCAAGCGCTTTTCACTCTCAATGCCAATGGTTACAGCGCAGCCGAGTCGCCGCAGGCATGGGTGAACGCAGCACTTACTCAGATAAATCTTGGAAAAAGTCCTTCTAGCCCTTGGGCTAATAGCGGTATAGACGGTCCACAGGCAGGTTACACCTATCTCAAGAGCACTGCTCCTACCTACGTTCCGCCAACTGGTACGCGTCTTGGTGTAACCAAGGCTTATATGCCAATGGTATATGTTGAACCATTGACGGTTGGTTATAATCTGGTCATACAGTGCCACGACGGTGCTCGATTTGTAATGGCCAAAAACGGTCTACCGCTGGGAACCATAGAATATGGTTTGGTCAGCACCAGTGATCCTCTGTTACTGAGCAATCCAGTAGCAGCAGCATGGCTGCAGTGGGAGTTGGATCTATTCAATAACATGCCAGATGCCTATTCAAATCCTCAGGCAATCCTAGCACTAGATATCACGGCATACACTCCTGGCAAATGGCGTTCAAGCGATTACACTCGCAACGAATTCCTACAGGTTACATACCCAATGTTTGATCGCTGGGTTATCGCTAACCAAGCCGATTATAGGGCAAACACAACCTACGATCCTCTTGATACGTTCACTTGGAATTATTCGCAGTTGCGAGACAAACAGGGACAGGCTGTTCCGGGATATTGGCAAGGAATCTATCGTTGGTTCTACGATACTGATCGTCCTCATCTTGCGCCTTGGGAAATGCTGGGATTCAGCCAGCAGCCGCCATGGTGGACTGCAGAGTATGGTCCTGCTCCTTATACCAGTGGCAACACCTACATGTGGAGCGATCTAGCAGCTGGTATCATACGGCAAGGACCTCGAGCTGGCATCTATCTGCCAGGTGTGCGACCAGGCTTGCTAGGTTGCATACCAGTTGATCAACAGGGCAACCTCCTACCGCCAACATTGGCAGGTACGGTTGTTGGTCAACCAAGCCAAGCCCAAGCATCAGCTGCCTGGGTATACGGTGATGGCAGCCCGATTGAATCAGTTTGGATCTACAGCAACGATTACAGCTTCGTGACAGCTCAATACAGCTATCTGATGAAACCGGCCCAGTTCATAGAATATAACTGGGACACGCTGCGCCAATTGACAGTATTCCCTGATCAAGATACCAGCCAAAGCATCTACATTGATACATTTAACCGTCGTCCAAACAGTGAACTGTATGTGCATCGAGAAAATCCGTCAGCTATTGGCGGAAATCTCAGCATACCAAACGAAAGCACTCTAACCTATTATGGTAGCGGTGGTATACAGCATTGGATCACTGAATATGTGGTCAGCCAAAATCTAAATGTTACACAGTATTTTGGTGGCATAGTGCGCGGTACGGGAGCTCAGCTGTCTCACCAAGCAGGTGGTTTTGTTGCCAGCAACCTCTATCTCACAGCTGACAGCTTTGGTCAGATTGGCTATACCAGCCAGATCATACCAAGCGAGAATGTCAACGTATACCTCTACAAGAGTGCCAGCATAAGAGAATCCTTCTACAGCGGAGTGATCATTACTCAGGTCAGCGGCGGCTGGCGAGTAGTTGGCTATGACGGCGTGAATCAGTTCTTCTTGATCATCCCTAGCAATCTCAGCGGCGCCAAGACCACAGTGGTCGTTGGCAAGGATAAGGTGTACTGGTACAAGGTACCAGTTGATGCTGCGCAGGAAGTTCCCTACGGCACAGTGTATGCTACCAAGCAACAAGTCTTTGATTTCCTTGTGAGCCTACAGCGTTATCAAGAATACCAAGGATTCATGTTTGATCAATTCAATCCTGACAATAACAGCACGTTGGATTGGGTGCAGAGTGGACGTGAATTCTTGTTCTGGAGCCAAGGAAATTGGGCAGACGGTAACTTCATAGCACTGAGCCCTCTGGCCTTAAATGTCAAATATCACCAGACATTTGGCAGCGTTCAGTTTGTTAATGCCATAGTTGGCGGCACATATCCTGTCATTGATAAGACAGGTGCTAGGATTGATGGTCCTAATCTCACAGTGCTGCGCTATGACGATATGATCACCATAACTCCTACTGGTACTCAGAGCATATACGGTATGAGATTGTTTGCCAACACCTTGGAGAGTGTGTTGGTCATAGACAATATTACCAGCTTCAACGACACTGTATACGATCCTCTGTATAACCTCTATCAACCGCGCCTTAAACTCTATGCTTACCGGACCAATGATTGGGATGGTCGAGTAGACGCACCTGGATATTTCCTATTCCAGGACGGAACAGACAATCAGTGGACATTGGTATCTAATTTCGAAAAGACAGCCAATGATTTCACCAAATACTACAACATTGATCAACCGAAGAATTACACCACCATTGATCCTATAACAGGCAACTTGGTGCTGGCAGAAACCACCACTGCGGCAGTAGACAACCAGGTGATAAGCGATATGGCCAAGCATCAGATTGGCTATCAGCATCGCCCATATCTTGCTAACCTGCTGTTGGAAGAAAGCACGGAGTTCCAGTTCTATCAAGGTTTCATCAAGCAAAAAGGCACGCTCAGTTCCTTTGACGCAATCTTGCGAAATGCTGCTATCGCTCCGCCTCCTAGCACTTACGAATACTATGAGGAATATGCGCTGCGCACCGCACGCTTTGGTAGCACTGCTCTAAACACCAGCATCGACTTCATCATACCTCAGAATCAATACCTTAATGATCCTCAGCAGATACAGGTATTTGGCCTCCAGAGTACCGATAAGGAATTCAGCAGTGTCATTACTCTCATACCAAATGACCCTCTGATATTGGTACCACCGGTCAGCTACAGCAGTGTCAATGATCCGTTGTTCTCGCTGGAAGATACTACCGTTCCTAACTACGCAACTGACCTACCCACGGCAGGTTATGTATTGGTCGGAGAGACTACCTTTGCTATCAGTAACTCGGCTGTGCTAAGCACTTTCTGGGAAAGCCAAAACGCTGCTAATGATCCGATAGTAAATGGTGATACTGTCTGGCAATACATCACAGAAAAGCAGACCTGGGACGTGTGGAAATTCAGCACTGCCAATGTTTATGTGGTCAACACAACACCTAGCATATCTAGCGGTTTGCCCACTACCATCAACTGCAGTGGCAATGTTGGCCTGAGCCCAGGTGACATAGTTGTGCTAGATGGTATCAGCAATGTCAGTGCTTTACAGGGTACATTCACTGTTGGTAACATCACTGGTAACGGCAACAGCTTCACAGTTGGTGTAAACACGTTCACAGTTGGAGCTGGTGGTAATGTCACAGCCTACAAGAGCACGCGATTTGATAACGTTACTGATCGCGATCGTTACCCACCGCTGAATGGCTGGCAGCCAGGAGACATTGCCTATGTTGATAACAGTAACTACGGTATCAACGGCTGGACTGTATATCAATATCTAAACACTGGTTGGATGCCTATTCGCAGCCAAACCTATGACGTAGATGCCAGCCTCATGCTACAGGGCAAGCTTTACAGCGAGAGCCAGGGTACTGTGTATGCCTATCTTGAATACTATGATCCTGCCAAGGGTTTCATACCAAGTGAGGCTAGGAAAAACCTAGACTTTATCAGCATTTATGATCCAGCAAGTTACAACACTGGTAACGTAGAAATCTATCCGCTGAATCAAACCAGATCATGGGGTCCAGAACACATAGGCGAGACTTGGTGGAATCTAGCAAGCGTAAGATATTATGATTATGAGATATCTGACAACAGCTATCGTTGGCAAAATTGGGGCAAGATAGCACCTGGTACCACTGTGGATGTCTACGAATGGGTTGAAAGCCCTGTTAGCCCAGACATGTGGGCTACCTACGTGGCCAGCGGAACCAGCTTTGCTCAATACGGTTACAATTACGTGCCTACTGGATTCGTGCTTAATGGCAACGATCCTGCTTATACCACAGAGGTGCGCTACACCAGCGCAAACACTCCGGTTACCAAGTATTATTTCTGGGTAGCAAATGCTACAACGCTGCCATTGCCTCCGGGTCGCACAGTAACCACGCTGCAGATAAGCGATCTCATAACCTATCCAACAAGCTACGGAGTGCGTTGGTATGCTGCCATAGACAGTCGTACCATATTGGTTAGTGGAGTTGGGCAATATCTCAGTGGCACTGACACGGTCCTTAGCTTGCTGTACACTCATCAGCAAAACAATCAGATAGATTACAAGCAATATGATCTTTTGCGTCCAAATGATCCAGACAGCCTGCCAACTGACTTCTTCTGGACCAAGCTACAAAACAGCCTAACAGGCAAGGACGGCCAAGACCAAAATGTGCCAGATCCATATCTCAGCGAAGTGTTGCGATACGGTACTCTCATACGTCCTCGTCAAAGTTGGTTCAAGTACCGTACCGTAGCTGCTGAAACATATGTTGCTGAAGCTAACAAACTACTGGGTACCATATTGCTGGTGCCTGATATAAATCGCAGCAGCTGGGTAAACTATTTCAATACGGCCGAACCGGCCCCGGCCGCAGATTACACAGTTGGTACCATAAGCAGCAGGAACGCACTTGGTGGTAGCATACCAAATCTCAGCACAGTCTTGGTATTGGGTGGTGCTGATACAAACAATCTGTGGAAACTTTATCAATATCAATACAACGGTGGCAACTATATCTGGACAGAGCTTGCGGTGCAGGCCTACAACACGCCGAACTATTGGTATTATGTTGATTGGTATCTGCCAGACAGCGGAGTTACCAGCAACACCATACCTAATTACGTTGTACAGACCGAGAACGAACGCGATCAGTATGCCGGTACCAATGGCGTGATCGTCAAGGTAAACAATCGCGGAGATGGTTACTGGGCTCTATACAAATGGGTCGGTACTACGATAGGTGCGTGGGTAACCGTTGGTTATGAGAACGGAACCATTCAGATCAGCACAGGTGTGTATGACGGCAGCATCAATACCATGCTGTTTGGTACCACTCCATTTGATAGCACTGGATTTGACATATTCCCGCATGTGGAATTTGCCAGCATGATCGACGGTCTAGTCTACAGCATCTTTGCTAATCCTAATCCGTCTGTGCCTGGCGAAAGCGTGTATCTAAATCAACTGTTCTTCACGATGATAAACTATGTCGTGGTAGAACAGGGCTTTGTTGATTGGCTGTTCAAGACCAGCTTTATATACATTCGTGGATTCAATCTGCCGTTGAGCACTAGCCAATTGTATCAACCAGATTACAGCGACGCCCTGCTGTCATATCTAAATGAAGTCAAACCTTATCATGCCAAGGTTCGAGCCTTTGTCACACAGAGAACTTGGCAAGATAATGCCATGGTATACACTACGGATTTTGATAATGATGCCACAGGCAGCACTTCAAACTTGGCTTGGCAGCAGAACTATCTCACCAATCCTGAATTGATCAGGACTCTCAAGATCAGTCTGTTGTTTGATAGGATAGCAAGCAATTCCGTAGGTTGGGACAGCAAGAGCTGGAGCCTGCTGGGTTGGGAATTTGAAAACACCACCTACGAACCTATAAACTGGGGCGCGTTCACGCGCATCCAAGATTATTATGCGCCTACTGCTGACATGATCAGGGCCGATGATCCAACCCTCATACCAAACAGCGATTATCGAGGCATCATCATGGATGCCCTTGGTTTCCGATTTGCTCCGGGCTGGGATTACACGCCCTGGGATTCGCCAACGGGATTTGACGCTAATCAAGCAACATTTACCAATTATCTCGACATAATAGTTCAGGGCGGTGTTGCGCCGGTATATGATAAGTTCTACGGAACTGGTACCAAGCGCACGTTCCAACTCAGCAACATTCCGCAAAGTCCGCAGACACCGGTGGTTTGGGCCGACGGTGTACTGCAGCAATACGCTGTGGATTGGGTGATACCTAACTGGGTCACCGATGTTCTGTTGGCCAGCGGTGGTGTTGGCTATAACATCGGCGATCAACTGTATCTAGACATCACACCAGCTGTATCTCCGACCAAGTTGACCGTAACATCAGTAGATGGATCTGGCGCAATACTTGCTGTATCAATAGATAGCAGCGGTTCATATGATATATTCACTGGCAGTGCCGTTGGAGCAACTTATGCTCCGTATACTACCGGCACTGGTGCTGGCGCAGTGTTCCAACCTATCTGGGGCGGTAACACCTTGGTGTTCTACAACGCACCAAATAGCAACGCATCACCTAACGTGTTCGTGCTGTATGTGGGCACTACATTCGTTGCTGCGCCAACTGGAGCCATTGACATCATCAATGATGGAAACAAGTTTGTTCAGCCATATGTGGATGATGATCATCCGGAAGAACTCTACAAGCTGAGGTTGCCAACAAGCCTACGCATAGACACCTATCAGCAATCAGCGGGCGGCGCCCCTGTGATATTCATGCGCGTGTATCAACCAGACGGAATG